ACCGTTACATTCTGTGTACGATTGTCTTTGGCTAGCTGGATAACCTTGCGAAGTGCTTTCTTAGGAATTGTTACGCTCATTTCTCCTCCTTTTTTCTAGCCTCTTGGATTTGTTCATTGAAGAACATGTAGTCCAGTACCATAGCTGGATGAATGCTCCTCACTCCCATCTTCTTCAGATATGTAAACTGCTCCCTCAACTTCTCCCATAATTCTTCGTAATCCATTTCCTGTACCTCCTTTTTTAACTATAGAATCGACTCTATTGTCTCATGTAGATGTTTTGAATTCTCTATTATTTCCCTTAAATATATTGCAGCCCAGGCGTATGAGTTATCCTCGCTTAGATTGTGCTGTAACCCATTAGCCTCCTCGCAGATTTGTTCTGCCATCTGCAATACTCTTAGCTCGTGCTGGCTTAGGTTAATTGACTTTGGGCAATCTCTACCTGTCATTGCCATTATTGCCTTGTCTGTTTTACCTAATGGGTAAACTGTTTTCATTCTACCTCCTTTTTTATTTATAGGGTAAAACCCTAGTACAAAACCTTAGACACCCTTTCTAGGCGATATCCTGCGAGTGAAGTTTTGATGTTTGATAACTCGCCAGTGTCCCTCATCCTTAAATGCTTTCAGCTTGCCCAGGTATATCCAATGATAAATGGTTTTGATTGACAACCCTGTCAAACTAGCAAACGTTTGGACGTCTACAGTTTCCTGTGTTTTCAGGATAAACTTTGGTATTTTCATTTCTCCCTCCTTTCTAAGATAAATATACACCCTATCAAAAAACTTGTCAAACTGTAGCTAAATTTTGTCTAAATTCTTCTTAGGCTTGTCCCAGTATGGTGATCTGCATTTAGCACAGGTCATTGGGTGCTCCTGCTTACTTGGCCATTCATGCCCACATCTGAGACACTTGTGAATGTAGATTTTCATTGTTCACCTCGTTCGGCATCTTCTTGTGCGTAATACTCCATCATAAACCCATTGTCGTCTACTAGTTGCCCGTTGGCATAAACTAACCTGTGGTTATGGCTCCAGGCGCCTATCCCACAATATTTGTGCATGTTCTTCAGATGCTGACGGTATGCTCGGACTGCTGTACGTAGGTTGTTAAATTTCCCGCACTGCTGAATATCATCTCCATATTCTGGCCACTCTGTGTGGGCGTTCTGTGTTTCCTCTAATATGATTCTCATTCCTATACCTCCTTTAGTTATTTCTGGTTTTCCCTTGTAACACTATGACTACATCAGCCCATATCGGAGAGGCGTATCTTGTCCTCTCCATAAACTTATTAGTTAGAGCATCATACCAGAATTTCCCATCTAATTCTGCAAAAACCCTCTGCATTTCAGAATTGGAAATTTTTCCCCCATCATGACGTGCGGAGGAGATATTGCCACTCTTATAATTATCCCACTCATATCCAGCTAGCTTGGCAATACCCGCAACATCGAAATAAACCCTGCGGTAGTGTGTTCCATTGGTGTCAAACTTCTCCCATTCACGCCCACCCTCGTCAACTAATTTCTGTATTGTGGTTTCTACTGGGGTTTCTATTGTTGTTTTCATTCTTTTCATCTCCCTAATCTTATATTATAAGTATATCAGGGGGTGTATAGCATGTCAAGTATTTTCTATAGGTAAATCAAAGAAAATATAAATAAGTCAAAGAAAATTACAACAAAAAAAGCGGCCCACCTGGTAAATTTCTACCATTCAGGTAGTGTACCAAGTGAGCCGTATATGCCTATTCTTGCCTTAAAATTCAACGCCTAGTGCCCTTGTAATATTTCATTAGTGTTATCGCCAACCCATCGCAGTGACGAAGGCATATATAGCACCAGCAATGAGACTTCCTAATATAGCGATCGTGCCCCCTCTGCCTACTGAATCAATAAGCATGGAGACAGGAGATTTTATCGGATTATAATATGTTCTACTCTCCAGTTTGGTCAATCTAACCTCATGTTTTAATAACGTCCCATTCATCTTCTCAAGATGGGCAGAGATATCGTTGACAGTCTGAGCTGTTATCTCTAATAGGCTTCTATCTGATTCAGTTTTGAAATTTATTCGAGCCATAATATCCTCCTTATGCTAATCGAATCACCTTAACCTCAGCTCCTATGACTGCAATAGTGTCTAGTGCTCCTGTTGTACCTAGAATTTCCAGAGTATATTGTTTGTCTGTGGCGATAGTCTCTATCGCAGTCAACGTAGCCTCAGAGTCAAAATTACCACCAGCGTCAATCTGGACAATGTCCCCACCTGCAACGTCTGTTGTTGTAAGAGGATCGGCCTTATTTACCTTCACCAGTTTACAATCCAGGGTAAGTGCGTTTGTTTCAGTCGCATCGCCGACTAGCTTATAGCTGATTATCGCATCGCCAATCTTTAGCATATTCAGTGGTAGCCAACATTTCTTTGCTGCTAAACTAGCTGCAAGGCCGGCGCCTTCGAGTTGCGGTGTCCAGTCTGCCCCGGGGTTGGGATATTGAAAGGCATCAACCGTAAACTCGACTACTCTATTGTCTGCTGAAATCAATATCCAGTTAGTACCATCATGGATTAGACATACTATCTGGTCGGTGTCTGTTAGGTAGATGTCGTGACCGTGCAGGTCGAGATTGTCTGTTCCTGCAGTACCGTCCCTTATAATGACTGTCCTAGCAGCGTTCGCAGCACGTATAAAGATAACATCGCCTTCCGAACCTCCCTGGATGTCGTCAAGCTCGTCACTGGCAGCATCGCCTTCTGTATCAATAGAATGATACGCTTTTGTCTTAGTAACCGATCCTGTGGCGATAGTTAATTCCACAGCAGCATCCAGTCCAATGTTGGCCTTTAGGTAATTCTCATTATCTCTAACATTAGTATTGAATTGAGCGGCTGTGTATATATCAGTATCGGCTACCGTTATTGGAGCTGTCCAAGCCATAATTTACCTCCTATCCTAATACTTCTGGGCCACCAAAATGCCCACTGCCAAACCTGAACCAATCTGTTACCTCTGCTGTTCGTTGGCCTGTTAGCAGCCAGTTGCATGTAGGTTGCTTTAACGCAGAATCCCGAATAGAGATTGAATCTAAATAGAAGTCTGTGCTGGCTAGCCCCAGATTATCACAGACCACAGATATAGTATCCGATATCTCTCGTGTAAATATTTCAGATGCTATAGTATCGTCCGTGCCTTTGATCGTAGACATTATATTGGGCACTGGGTCTTTATATCGAGCAAGGCAGGTATTACAAATTCCCTGCATATCGTTTGCAGTCGTTCCCTGAGGCCAGGTTAGGTTCATAACTCGTCTACCGTATTTGGCAATGGAAGTATCATCCGTGGCCCTGACGGTTAATGTCTGGTAGGCAATCTCATCATGGGTAGTACCCTCGCTTGTTTGATACTTATAGCGCAAGGTGAATCCAATGGTAGCTCCTTTGCTACCAGTATTGCACCATTTCACGACACAATGGTCACTGTCTGATTCTACTATGTTAATCGTGTAATCATAATAAGGATTATAGTCATGGTCGTCAGAAGAAGCATTGATTATTTGCCAGGAAATAGCCTGATACTCTCCATTATAAGTGGTGCTGTAGCATGTCCCAGGATTGCCTAAGCCACTATATCTATACCATTGCCTCCATGAATAAGTAGGGTCAGCGTCAACTACGGTCTCTGAGTGTTGCACTCCTATCTCAGCCCGAATATCATTATAAATCTCTCTATCGCTTATCTCATAGATGAGTTTCGCCATGTTGTCGTCAATAGTATAATCACTCATCGATGATACCTCGATTCGTAAACAAATTTTCCGTCTTTGCCGATATAGCTTCTACTGTTGTTCATCATTTCAAGGTTTCGTATCAACTCTAGAGACACCTTTTTTGGTGCTATTGTAGGGTCAACAGCAGGCACAGCCGATGTAGCGCAGCAAGCATTTACTCCTACCAGACAAGGATAGCCACTATTACAGCCTGACGTAATATTCCAGATGCCAGGGATAGACCAGCCAGCTTCTAAAATGGTTGTAAGGTTTTTCATTTGTGCAGTTGTTTTGCCTGTAATGCCTGTTTGTGGACTGCCACCACCTGCACCAGTAGCTTCTCCTGAACTTTCCGTATCCCAGAAAGACAATGTAATGGCTTCGCCATTATAGCCTGTAAAGCCCCCGACATTCGCAGCGCCAACGCCATGCGTTATAGCTCCTGTAGCATAACACCTGTTGACATCCTCGTTTCGGCCAGCAAAACCACCAACATAATCATTTCCTTCTACATCCCCTGTTGCATAGCAATCATTTATCGTTCCATCAGCATGTAGTCCTACAAAGCCACCCACGTCGTCAGCTGTGCCAACTACGCTTCCAGTGGCACAACAACCTTCAGCTCCATTGTTGCGAAGATACCCAATAAGTCCTCCAACTCTATCGGTTCCTGATACATCCCCAGTTGCATAGCAGTTGGTAGCTTTCGTTTGTGCATAGCCTATCAAGCCACCACATCTATCACAGGTTCCACCGATTACCGTTACAGAAGAATGGCAGCTGTCAAGAATTTTGCCTAAGGAGCTGAAGTAACCTACTAATCCCCCAAGTCCGTTTAACCCCCCTTTTACGGTTCCTGAACTTGAACAATTAGTTATAGACGCTCCGTATGTATAATAACCACACAATAAGCCGACACCTATATTCCATCCAGAGCCAGAACCGTCAACGTCGCCATCCACTTCGCAAGAGTCAAATATTACATTTCTAGCCGAGCCGACTAACCCACCAGTACTCCCATAATCCCCCAGGGCACCATAGCCAGAAGTGATGTCAGCAGAGCGTATTTTAACATTTTTAATATTAACTGCTACGCCTATGTCACCGCAGTACCCAAACAGACCGACATATTTAGTAGCGTTTCTATTTATACGCAATCCTGTAATTAAATATCCTTTACCGTCAAAACTCCCCAAAAACTTATTAGCCGATGTTCCAACTGGCTCAAAGTTAGCTATGCCACCACAATCTACATTATTACCGAGTACATAATCTTCGGTTAAGTCGAGCTTCATGTTTTGCAGCCCTGCTGCTGTTGTAATCGTAGTTGCCATCTAAAACTCCACCGTCAAAGGATATTTAACATTCCCGCCATCGGTATCAATATCTCTTTTAGCAACAGGCCAACCAGCAGCATCTAATATACGGTCAACTGCTGTCCCGTCACTCATTTCAGTGCGGTTAGTACCATCCTGTGTTACCATATTTCTCGCCAATAAATCAGCACCGTCAGTGCAATACAAAAAAGCCTGCTGGGTGTTCATGTCTGGATTCACCTTTATTTTAGAAATGAATCCCGTATAGACTGTTTCAGTAGCAGCAGCGATAGTCGTTTGCACTCGTATAGGTAGCCACGGTCTCATCTTTCCAAACAAAGGCCCTGCAGCATATGGAGGAGAGAACCTCTTGTCGGAATTATCCAATGTTATATCCAGCGTTCCAGCAGGATTATTGCCTTGTTCCTGATTCTTGCCCCTATCAATGTAAAACGTCTCAACATAATCAGTTATATCATCAATGGCCTCGGAGAAATCAGGGGTTGCTTTCCAGTCAGTAGCATCCCAGTCTACGTGGAAACTATATGTAATGCTCATGGAGCAGAACTCCCAGGGTAATATCCAAGTGTGTTCACACCTGCGAAACTGGTTCGTCTTGTATCTTGGCCTACAACATCTTTCAGCATCCTTGCAAATTCCCTAAGCGAACCTTCGTCCCCTAGATAGTTGCCCATAGATATGTTAACTGTAGTGCCCATAGCCTCACCATGTAGTCCACTCACCAGCTCACCACCATGAGCCATAACAGGTACTGGTTCTCCAAACCGTCCTGGAACAATACCTCCATGTTGCATCGGCACCATGCGTTGGTCCCACTCGGATACGTCAGGTATGTTAGGCGCTTCTACATTCGTTTCGAAGCGAAAACCAACTTCATATGCTAAGACGTTCATTTTCGTGAGCCACTCCCACAGCTTAAAGAAGTACTCTATCGCTTTTCCAACAGCTTTTACAACTTCTACCATCGAGTTTATTGTATCTTTATTAGCCTCAAGCCATACAGGAACTTTCTTGAGGAACTCGCTTAATTTATCAAGCCTTTCATCTAATTTCAATTCCTCAATAAGTGTAAAGCGTATATTATTCCATGCAGCCTTTAACCTCGTTGTAGCATCATTTAAGTCAGCGGCAGATGTGGCCATTGCCGCTGTCCATTGATACCCATACTCGGCAAACTCTTCTTGCATCTTACGAATGCCATCGGTTCCCTCTGCTAGCATTGGTAATAGTGCAGTACCTGCCCTTCCGAATATCTGTTGCGCTATCCCAATTCTAGTAGATTCATTTCCAATGCCAGCTAGTGCATTAGCCACAGCCCAGAACTGGTCTTCTGGAGACATCCTCTGTAGGTCTTTTATGTCTAATCCCAACTCTTCAAACAACCTAACATATGTCTGTAATCCAAAGCCAGCATCGAGTATCACCTTAGAAAGTGTTTTATTGGCCTTCTCAAAGGTTTCTAATGATGTCCCGCTGAGGTCTAGTACATAGGCTAATTCTGCAAGTTTCTCTACTGCTATCCCAGTCCTGTCAGTCATCTTATCTAACTGATCGCCTGCAGCAGCCCAATCTTTTATTGATTTGGTGACAAAAGCTGTAAGTGCCACGGTTGCTCCTAAAATGGCAACCTTGAGCATATTGAATTTTCCAGCTAAGTTCCCAGTAGATTTGCCAACAGTTTGCATCTTGGCAGATGCTTTATCGTCAGCAGATATTGTTATCTTGGCATCGCCTATATCCATTGTTTACTCCTCTTTCCCGCCATAAGCGGCATTTATCGCCTTAACTCGACTAATCATTTCTTTTTGTGATTGCCTTGTATGTCTTTTTCCTGGCATGAAATCCGAAGGCTTAAACGCTTTAGTCTTTGGTCCACGTAGCATATTAGCTATAATCGTACATACTAAAGCTGCCCTGTAATCCTGCCAATCCTTAGCATCCTCACACCTTTCGGACAGAGCTGTGAACTCTCGCATAGTTAAATCCCAAAACTCATCTTCTCCTAAACGTAAGTCATACCTACCGAATGCCCAGAGCTCAAGCCATGTTAATGGCTCTTTCCTGCTAAAGGGATGGCACTATCCTTGCTCTTCTTTTCTGCTAGAGACTCAATAATACATTGCTGAACTGCATCGGATAGCTTGTTGATATTACTCAAATCAACAAAATCTTGAAACTCATCAAACGTTAAATCTTTGTCCTCGTGAATTAAACATGCCCATCCCAAAACTGTTGTTTGTTCCAGGGTTAGCTCTGTCATAGTCTTTTTGAAGTCCTTAAACAGATGTATGCCAGAAGCCTCCTCGAACTTCAGCATCCCACGAAGTGTTAGTCGTAAATGCCGTTCCTTGTCCAGTTTAACTGTAACCATAATTCCTCCTTTATGGTGTGAGTGTAGGTTTAGTAGTAACTACTATCGTTGCGGAAAACGTAACCAGCCCTTCCGGTGTTGCTTCACCGAAACTAAACGCTGACAGAAAACCGCTTGCTGTGCATGTGGCTGAACTTACACCTGCAGGGAATGTTATGAGCCAGGTCTGCGTCGCCCTGAGATGCAGGTCCGTGAATATCAACGCATGCCCTGTAGCATCAGGATCCCATAATCCTTCAATCTCAAGGTCGCCAGGGTCAATCAATCCGGGGATATACTCTTTGTAAAAGTCGCTGGTCCCCAGTGTTGTGGCATCTATTTTG